GTTATCTACCCGATACTCGATAGTGCTCAAAGCACGACAGATTGGGTTTTCTACCCTTGCGTCTGCATACTCGTTTTGGTTGGCGTTCTTTTGGCCTGACAGATTTATTGTTATGCTTTCCCGCACGGAGCGTGAAGCAGCCAAGTTGTTGCAGAAATCAAAATACGGTTACAAGATGTTGCCGGTATGGATGCGTAAGCATGGGCCAGAGTTGTTGTCAGATAACCAACTTAAGATTGTGTTCGCAAACGAATCAGCTGTTGAGTCGCTGCCGTCAGGCAACGACCCAGCCCGAGGTGAATCCGTGTTCTTGGTAATCATTGACGAGATGGCGTTCTTGCCTAACCCAAGCGAAGCTTGGGCATCTATCGAACCAATTGCTGACGTTGGTGGCCGTGTTATCTGTTTGTCTACAGCTAACGGTGAAGGCAATATTTTTCACGAACTGTGGGTTGGTTCACAAACACAGACCAACAGATTTACTGGCATCTTCTTTCCTTGGTCTGCTGGCGACCGTGACGAAGAATGGTACGAAGCCAAAAAACGAGACTTGCCTGACTGGCAAATGGCACAAGAGTATCCATCTGACCCAGATGAAGCGTTTATTCGTTCTGGTCGTCCTGTGTTCGATTTGGAAGCCTTACGCGCGTATGAGGACGAAGAACCTACCCGTGGTTACTTACACAAAGGAATGGGTCGTGGTGTTTACGAGTTCCGAGAAGACGGTGGTGAACTATCTGTGTGGGAGTTCCCGGAACGTGGACAGGTTTATGTTATTGGTGCTGACGTTGCCGAAGGCTTGGGTCACGGCGACTACAGCTCTGCGCATGTAATCAATGTTGAAACAGGGTTGGTTGTGGCACATTGGCATGGTCATGTGGACGCAGACATATTTGGTGAAGAAGTGTTGTTTGCTTTGGGTTGGTGGTACAACCATTGTCTTATCGGTGTTGAATCAAACAACCACGGGTTGACAACCCTAAAAGGGTTGCAACGCGTGGGATACAAGAACCTGTTTCGTCAAAGACGGTTAGGTCAGCGCAACCCTACGGTTAGCGAGACTTTGGGTTGGCGTACAACATCGGTTTCTAAGCCTTTGGCTATTGATGAGTTAAATGGCAATATGCGAGATGGTGCTTTGTATATTGCGTGTAAGGCAACGATTGGTGAGTTGCGCACTTTTATCCGTCAACAGAACGGGAAGATGCACGGCTCACCGCACGATGACAGAGTTATGTCTTTGGCTATTTCTAATCAGATGCTGAAATATGTTTGGTTGCCAGAGTATCGAGTTACGGTAGCCCCGAAGAAGAATACGTTTGATTGGTGGAGCCAACATATACTTAAAGCACCGAAACCAGGTAGGGAACCGATTGGTGCAGAGAATGTCAGAAAAGTAACGATTTAGGATTGTATTGATGCTTTCTATAACTTGTGATAACTGTTCTACAGAGTTTTATGCACCAGAGTTGCCAAGACGGGGCGCTATTTGTTTTAAATGCCACGTATCTACGGTTAATTTAGGGTTTTCGTACGGTAAGGAAAACTTTCATGGCCCAACCATTAAGGAGCGCCAAGATAAGCAGGTTGCTGATGCCAAGATAAATGGCATCAACGCTGAGCCTGTTGGCAGTCGTTGGATTTAGCACCATGCCTGAAATCTGGGTTCCGATTATCGTTGCCGTTATCACGGGCCCGGTAGTAGTAGTTCTAAGCAAACTACGCAAAGAGAACTCAGAACAACACGCGGAAGGTAGGGACCTATTGCACGCAATAGGCGAGAAGGTAGATAAGGTTGGCAGCAAATTGGATAGCCATATTGGTTGGCACAAAGGCAAAGAGGAAAACTAATGGCACGAATGACTAACACAGAAATCCTAAAAAAGTATCGAGAGAAACTAGAACAGTCACGTCGCTGGCGACAAGAAGAACGCTATGACGATTTGTGGAGTCGTCTAATTGATTTGTACCGTGGCAAGCATCATCGCACCGACATCAAAGAAGACCAACTGTTGGTAAACATTGCGTTTGCAACTATCAACGTTATTTCGCCTGCTGTATCTATTAACCACCCAAAAATTACTGTTAACGCTAAACGGCCAGAAGATGCTGACAAAGCTGTTGTTACAGAAGCCATCATCAACTATTGGTGGCAACATTATGGTTGCCAAGAACAATTCCGTCGCGCTGTCAAAGACTTTCTTATCTGTGGACACGGTTGGGTTAAAACCGGCTACCGCTACGTAGAAGAAGAAAAAGCTCGTGACGACACACCAAACTTTGATTCCTATGACGAACTAACAACGCCAGGAGTAGAGGGCGCAGTTGAGTCAGAGTTAATCATCAAGGAAGATAGATGCTTTGTTGAACGTGTTTCTTTGTTTGACATGTATGTTGACCCAGACGCAACATCAATGGACGACATTCGTTGGATTGCTCAACGCACCCGTCGCCCACTAGAAGACGTTAAGAAAGATAAACGGTACAACGCTTCCGCTCGCGCGGATGCGGCACCGTCGCACTATTCTAAATTTGGACAAGACCAGTTCCGTCCACGAATGTCAACCAGCAAAGACAATGCCTATGTAGAAGTTTGGGAATGGTACGACATTGACCGAAACACAATGTCTGTGTTCTGTGAAGGCTCAGACAAGTTCCTTGTTTCGCCAGTCAAGATGCCTTTCTTGTTTGGTCATCCGTACACAATGATTCGCAACTATGACGTGCCAGACTACTTTTACCCAATGGGTGAACTAGAAGCCATCGAGCCACTACAACACGAGTTGAACCTAACTCGTACACAGATGATGAACCACCGTAAACGGTTCTCCCGTAAATGGTTGTACAAGGAAACGGCGTTTGACACAGATGGTCGCAACGCATTGGAGTCCGATGAGGACAACGTAATGGTTCCTGTTGTGTCCGATGAGAGCATCAATAATGTTGTTGCGCCGATGCCAGCAGTAATTAACCCACCAGAGTTCTACAACCAATCGCAGCTAATTTCTGACGATATTCGTTCAGTCTCTGGACTTAACGAATATCAGGGTGGTGGAATGCCAGAGATTCGACGCACCGCTACAGAAGCAGCAATTATTCAAGACGCTGCCAATGCTCGTGTTTCCGACAAGTTGGCTATTGTTGAAAAAGGCATTGGTGAGTGCGGTCGTCGCATGATTATGCTTGCACAGCAGTACATGACAGGCGAACAGGCTGTTCGTATTGTGGGTTCAGAAGCACAACCTATTTGGTTGAACTTTGACCGAGATTACATTCAAGGTGAGTTTGACTTTGTTGTTGAGGGTGGGTCAACTCAGCCAGTCAATGAGTCGTTTCGTCGTCAGATGGCTATGCAGGTTGTGGACGCTATGGCTCCGTTTGCTGGCGCCGGTATTCTTGACATGCCAAAACTTGCTACATACATTTTGCAGTACGGCTTTGGTATTCGTGGGGCGGCATCATTCGTAACGCCTGTTCCGATGATGCCAGTACCACCACCCCAGCCAGAAGGTCCACCGATGCCACCACAAGGTCCGCCTATGGAAATGCAACAGGGTCCACCTGTTGACATGGGGCCGATGCCACCAACGGGTGGCATGGCTATGCCATCTAATATTCCACCTGAAATTCTTGCGCAACTTATTGCGCAAGGTGCACCTTTGCCAAATACGCAAGGAGCTATGTAACGGTTTTGCATTAGGTATAGAGCAAACCGTTGGAGGACTCTATGAGTAATGATAACACCGTTGATAGTGCAATTGAAGCCCCGGCAGCAGAAACTGTTGGACAAGTAGAAGTTAGCACGGAAATAGGTGAAGCCCCTGTAGTAGCACAAGACTATTTTGCTTGGGACGAATACGCTGACAGACCTGTCAAACTAAACGTCGCTGGTGAAGAAGTTGATGTACCACTAAAAGAGGCGCTCGCTGGATATCAGCGTCAAGCGGACTATACCCGTAAGACGCAGGAATTGAGTGAGCAACGGAAACAGGTGCAGTTTGGTTCTGCTTTGCAAGAAGCCTTGCAAAACGACCCAAAGAGCACTTTGGAATTGTTGAAACAACATTATGGTTTAGAAGAACAGCAATCGTCGGAAGATGAACTGTTATTGGACCCAGTTGAGAAACAATACCGACAATTGGAATCTCGAATGAAAGCATTTGAACAAGAAAAAGCAATGCGCGATTTGGAGAAAACAGTTGAGTCTCTGTCACGGAAATATGGCGACGCATTTGATGCGGATGAAGTAATTGCTAAAGCTTTGGCTACAGGCAATTCTAATCTAGAAGCAGTCTATAAACAGACAGCGTTTGACCGTATCTTTGAACAAAACGTTACTGCTAATCAGGTGAAAGCCAAAAAAGCGGAAGACGAAAAACTTATTGTTCAAGCGAAACGGGATGCGACTGTTGTGTCGAAAGGCGCTTCAGCTAAAAGCGCCGACGTGTCTTCTAAACCCGTAACCACACTTCGCGAAGCATTTGAGTTGGCTAAAAAACAACTTAACGGCTAGCACTAACAACAGGAGATATTACTATGGTCGCTGCAAACAGCAACTTTGACAATCTATTAACAACAACGCTTGCGAACTATCGCTCGACGTTGACCGACAACATCTTTACCGCACGTCCTTTGACTTACAAGTTGATGGAGAACGGTCGCATTCGTATGCTTAACGGTGGCACCAAAATTGTTGAGCCACTCATCTACGGACAGAACAGCACAGTTGGTTCGTACAGTGGATATGAGACACTTTCGCTCACACCACAAGAAGGCATCTCAGCAGCTGAGTTTGAGTGGAAGCAATATGCAGCATCCATCGCAATCAGCGGCATCGAAGAAGCCAAGAACAACGGTGAACAAGAAATCATCAACCTTTTGGAAGCAAAGATTATGCAGGCTGAGGAGTCAATGCGTGAGTCTTTCAACCAGATGTTTTTCGCAGACGGAACCGGCAACAGCAGCAAAGACTGGAACGGCTTGGGCAACCTTGTTGAATCAGGAAACACTGTTGGTGGAATTAACTCAAGCACTTATTCGTGGTGGGCTTCAAAAGAGGAGAACACAGCAACTGCTTTGACTCTTGCTCAAATGTCGTCGCTTTACAACAACGTTTCGGTGGGCAATGACCATCCAGACTTGCTTCTTACAACTCAAACATTGTTTGAGAAGTACGAGGCTTTGTTGCAACCACAGTTGCGTTACACAGACACCAAGACAGCAGATGCTGGTTTCCAGAACCTTCTGTTCAAGGCTGCTCCTGTAATGTACGATGTGCATTGCACAGCTGGCGTGTTCTACATGCTTAACACCAAGTACCTCACACTTGTTGGTCACTCAGGCAAGTGGTTCTCACAGACAGCATTCATCTCGCCAGAAGATGTGGATGCTCGTTATGCACTTATCATGTGCTACGGTAACTTGACAGTCCGTAACCGTGCTAAGCAGGGTAAACTGACCGCTAAGACAGCCTAATCAACTTAACTAACAAGGAGAAACTACAATGCCACTATTAGGAAATGATACAGACGGTGCGGTAACACGCAAGCGTATTCAAGACTACATTACTGCGACAGAAAAGGTTACAGCAGTAGCCGTTACTAACGCAGCAACACCAACAGCAGCAGAACTACTTACTAGTAAGTTGTTTGTTGCAACACCAACACAAGATACAACCTTCACCCTGCCAACAGCCGCACTTGTGCTCGCTGCTTTGACAGATGAAGCAGTTGGAACTTCGTTTGAGTTTACAATCGTGAACCTTGCGTCGGCTTATGAGATTGTTGTTACAACCAACACTGGTTGGACAATTACTGGTGGTGGGTTGATGACAGTATTTGATGGTACTTCAGCAACATTCCTTGCTGTTGTAACTTCAACATCAACAGTACAGTTGTACCGCAAGAACTCTGGCGGCGCAGTTAAGTAATTAATTTGTTTGGGTGGGGGGATAAAAGCCCCTCACCCGACACGATTAGGAGAAAATAATGTACGGTGCAAAAATGCCTACAAAGAAGAAAACGCGTGGTCAAAAAGCCGATGCTGACAGAAAAACAGCTGAAGCTAAATCTGTTATAAAATATAACAATACTCTTAGAGGCAAAAAACCAATTGGAATTTCGCCATCTAGCAAAAACATTCCTAGTTCAATGTCTAAAGGTAGAACCTACAAAGGCAAGTAATTAATTCGTAATTTGGGGTGTGCCCCCCACCTTCCAGGGCATACCCCAAGTAACGAAAAGGACAAGTAGTGATGAAGAACGCACAACTGTCTGGCGCATATTATGGAGAACCAATAAGCGGTATCCGTCCATCCGTCGAAGTCCCAGGCTCACGCCAAGCACCACCTAGTGGCCCTTATCTTGGTCGCGGCAACTTTTGTGCCGCTAACGAGGACACCTGTACTGGTCGTAAAGCCAAAGGTACTGATTACTGCATGGGACATCTACGAAACAGAGGTGAAGCCTAATGCCAATGAGCCTTACTGACGTTCGGCTCATGGTTCGTAACATCTCGGACCTAGATACGACAGACCTACCTAACAGCATCATTGATGATGCCGTTAAAGAAGCTTTTCAACGTGTCATTGTTCTTGAACGCCGTTGGCCAAAGTATCAAGAAACGTACACATTCAATACGGTAGCAAATCAACGTCCTTACACAATATCTACAATTGGAGATATTCGAGAAGTCATTTCTCTTGTGGACACATCAAGCGATGGTAGTCGTTTGACAATGATTCCTTACGACAACGCAGAAGACATTTGGCTTGGTAACACCGATGTTCCTTCTCGCCCATATTTTTATGCTGTGTGGGATGGACAACTACATCTCTATGCGAAGCCTGATGGTATTTACCCTATAACTGTTCGTGCGTATCGCAACCCTGTTTACACTTGGCTGTCAACTATTACTGACCCAATTGATTGCGACGAATGGTTTCATATTCTGTTTGCTTATTTTGTGTTGGCTCGTGTTTATCAGCGCCAAGAAGACCCAGAGCTTTCAGCAATGTATCTTAAATCATTTGAGGAAGGCGTAGCTATGGCTCGCCGTGACTTGATGAAGACACCTAGCGCACGACCATTGATTGTGTCGGGCGGTAGACAGTATCCAACTATGCGTCGTTGGTTGCAAACTCTTGGCGCAACGCTAGGTACGTAATGGCACAGATTCTTCTTGAGCGTTACGATGATTTTACTGGCGGCTTGAATCTTCGAGCCGACCAGTTTTTGCTTGCCAAGAATGAGTCGCCAGATATGTTGAATGTTGAGATTGACCCACGCGGGGGCGTGTTTAGTCGTGGCGCTATGCAAAGGTTAAACACAACAGCTGTTGCTGGTACTTGGGCACCTGACAAACTTCATGCTTTTTATGGTTCTACGTCAACAATTATGTTGGCAAATAGTACAAAAGTTTATCGTTCTACTGGTGGAAACTTTTCTACTCTTGCTTATTCGTCTGGTAATGATATTGCTACAACGAACGCGCATGGCGCGTCGTTTGCTAACTGGGGTTCTGATTTGTATATAAGCACAGGTAGGACGGGAACGGCGGGGTACAAATGGGATTCATCTTCCACATACGCAACAGCGTTAACAGCATCAGGACCTACATGGCAAGCGTATGTAAGTCCCGTTGCCGGATATATGCCAAAAGCAGAGCACAACATTGTGCATGCCAACAAAATGTTTGTAGCCAACACAAGGGAAGATGGCGTAAATTATCCTGACCGAGTGCGTTGGTCGCACGAAGGTTTGCCTGAGGACTGGATGGAAGATGATTACATTGACCTGAAGGGTGGCGGTAGTGGAGTAAACGGTTTAGCTGTTGTTCAAGGTCAATTAGTTATTTTTAAAACTAATGCAATCTATTTGTTGGTTGGCACAGAGTCAAGTAATTTTAATGTTGTTGAGCTAACGAATACTCTTGGTTGTTCTAGCCGTAATAGTATTGCAACAGCAGAACAAGGTGTGTTTTTTTATTCAACTCCAGAAGGTTTGTTTTATTACAACGGGTCTGTTGTTGAAGATGTGTTTGATGCTTTACGCCCAATTGTGGACGACAAAGAACTTAGCGCATTAAGCACAGAACCTTACAGTGTGTCTTATGTTGGTCGCCGTGTATGGTTAGCGTTGCCGTACGATGATACATCGTCGGCAACTGCCCCAACTGTTAATTTTGTTTTTGACCCTTCTCTTGGTCGTGGTGGAGCGTACATGCAGTTTGCTACAACAGATAGCAAGGGTGTGATTGGTGGAATTAATTGGACTGACTCAAACAATGACAACCTACGTTTAATGATTCATCCAACACAAGCGTATGTGTTGAAGGTTGATTTGTATGACGAAGAACAAGACAACATAGCTGGCACGGCTGCGGGGTTTGCTTCTTATTACAGAACAGGCTGGATTGATGGCCGTACTTATGCTCAAAGAAAAATGTTTCGTCGCCCAGATATTGCATTCAAACAAGTTGATACTCAACGAATAGTTAATGTAAAAGTATTTCATGACTATGAAGAATCATCTGGCTCTGAACGCAAACAGTTTGATGCAACTCTTGGTGCTTCTGGCGAAGGAATGATTTGGGGTGCAGAGAACTGGGGAACTGGTGTGTGGGGTAAACAGTCAGAAGGTGTTCAAATTATTAATGGTTCTAATCTTGGAT